TTCTTATCGACAGTAAATCGTGGAAGAGAAGTGTGGAAATCAGAAACAAGCGTTGAATTAGCTGGCGGAGAAAGTATAGCTTCGTATGCTATTCGGAAGTTGAAAGAATTACAAAAGCCTGCAAGAACAATACACTACAGCCGCCGATTTTTCGAAAATATTTTTTTAGGTGATGTTGTAGATCTAAATTATCCTCAGCATAATCTCACTGGAAAATTTAGAATCACGTCACAAACTTTGTCACTTTCGCATGGATGTAAAACAGAAGAGGAGGTGGAAAGTATTGAATGAATTCGTGAAAGAAATTGCCTCAATAACAAAGCAGAATAGAACCAAACCATATGATACAGTTGCAAAAGTCTTGCGTGTTGATGAAAAGACAGCATATGTTCACATAGAAGGAGGAGCAGAAGAAACACCAGCCCAGATGGCTATTAATTGTAAGGAAGGTGACTCTGTAAAAATACGAGTCAGCGGCGGAAGAGCATGGTTAACAGGAAACATTACAGCACCACCTACGGATGATTCTGTTGCAATTAAAGCGAGGGAATTGGCTGATCTGGCAAGAGGCGATATCAAAGCAATCATATCTGTAGTTGATGAGCAAGGAAATGTAATTGTTCAGTTAAATAATAATATAATTCAGCAAAATAATACAATTGTTCAGCTGGACAACACAATAAAACAACAAGGCAATACTATCACCGAAATAAATAACAAAGTTAATAGCCAAGGAAACGATATTACTCTCATCAACAATAAATTGGAAGCATCAGATAGCACAGTAAAGATAGTAAACTCATCCTTTGAGATTACAAATGGTGTTGTTACTGGCATTAAAGGTGTAGAAACTGACTGGATAAAAACAAAAGATTTAGAGGCAAACAATGCAGATATCAAGAATCTAAAGGCGAATAAAGCTGATATAGACTTGGCAAATGTTAATAATGCATGGATTGAGAATGGAGTCATTAAAAACGGTTCCATTGGGGAAGGAACAATTCAAAACGGGTCCATTACAAACGCTAAGATAGCGGATGCAACGATTGAGTCTGCTAAGATTAAATCGATTGATGCAGACACAATTACAGCTGGCACAATCAGAACAGACAGACTAATTATCACCGGGCCGGATGGACAGGATTCTATCGTAAAAGCTATAAATGTAGCCAATGGAGTATCTGAGGCTGAAGTAAATAGTCAGAAGATTCAAGCGGCCTCTATTGATGTTGTTGATCTGTCGGCATTTAAAGCAAAAATTGCCAATTTCGATATCAGTGGAAACGCTATATACAGCGGGAAAAAAACTATGGAAGACCCAGTCAGCGGAATTTATGTTTCTACAACTGGGATAGGAGCTGGAGATGGCTCTCTTACAGGTAAAAATGTAACGCCAATGCAACTCCTTCCAGATGGTAGTTTTAAACTTACTGGAAAAAATGCTTTGTTTGATTTTAATACTGTAACTGGCGAACTAAGCATTGATGCAACACATTTCACAGTAGCATCTAAAGTCGTAGCGACAAAGGATGACATAAGCTCGCAAATCGGAGCTAGAAACCTTATCCGTAATAGTAATACACTCGATTTTGAAGATTATGTATTTGAAGGACAAGTAACTATTTCAGATTTAGTAGATGCTAATGGTCAAAGCCTAGTTGATTCTGATGGCAATACAATAAAGATAAAAGCTGCTTATACATCTATATATACTGGAAAACAGATTGACGATATGGTGGCGGAGGTGATGAATTAAATGGCAAGTTATACATTAACACATACAGGTCAAGAAATTGATAGTGCTGTTGAAAAAGTAATAAGTGGGTATAAAGATGTTAGTTCCGTTACCGCAACAGCAGAAGATGTTCTTAGTGGAAAGAAAATAGTCAATTCAAATGGAATATTAGTTTCTGGAACAATGACAAATGTAGGAACGGTAAATAAAACCATTAGTAGTAAAAGTGAAGTTTATACAATACCTTCTGGTAAACATAGTGGTTCAGGAACGGTTCAAATTTCAACGACCGAGCAAAATAAAATTATTGCGGGGAATATTAAAAAAGGAGTAACGATTCTTGGAGTAAGCGGTACATGTGAATCTAGCAGTACATCTGGATATGATACAAGCGATGCAACAATAGAGCATCGAGATGTAAAAAAAGGGAAAATTGCATACGGCAAAGAAGGAAAAATAATCGGTAATATGCCTGAATTATCCGGACAGGATATCACACCTAGTACAACAGATCAGTATATTGCAGGTAGTCAATATTTAACTGGAACGCAAAAAATAAAAGGTGATGCAAATTTAGTTGCAGGAAATATTAAGTCTGGTATTTCTATTTTTGGAGTAATGGGAACATATACAGGGTCTAGTTCTGGTGGTTCTACTACTGGTTCTGGACTTCCATCTACTATAACAGCAGGGGATACACCTGTTATGGCTTCATGGACAACGTCAAAAGTAACAAATTCTTCAAACGAAACAGATACGGGCGTTTCTCTTACAATCAAAAAAACAGGAACTTATCGCTTTAAGATACTAGCTTCATCATCAGGTAGTAGTTATAGTGGTAGTTCTTATCCTACTGTGTATCTTTACAAAAATGGTTCTTCTGTTGGAAATGCGTCTATTAATACTTCTTCTGCTCTTTCACTTCCTAGTTTTGATGTAGATTGCAAATCTGGTGATGTGATTAAAGTATATGCAAAAGGAAGTGGAAGTTCGTGGAGCTCTGCGGCTGCATTAGTCTACGGACTTGTTGCTTGTATTAACTGGGATAACGGAATGTGAGGGTAATAAATGGCAAACAAATTAGAAAGAGTACAGGTTGATTTTAACGGAAAAGAAGTAACATGTGCAAAGTTTACAATAGAAGATACAACTATTCCGTTTGTCTTAAAAAAAATTATGACGACCGGTGAAGAGTATACCTTTTCGTTATATATAAAATCAGATTCAAGTTCTAGTATCATTGTCGCAGAAAAAGATATTGAAAGCCCGATGGAATGGAAACATTCGTATGTTCAATTTACTGCCGCAGAAGACAATCTTGAAATTGTCTTCGGAAAAACAGGCATATACTATCTCTATAACTCACAGTTAGAAAAAGGGAAGGTTTGTACTGAATGGACTCCGGATCCAGATGATACCGAAGAGAATGTAAAAGAAATTGGAAGTATTGCAAATCAAACAGCAGATAAATTCAGCTGGCTGATTAAATCTGGAACAGGAGAAACGAGCCTTGAAGTTACAGATGGGCTGGTTAAAGCATTGACAGAAAAATTTGTTGTAAGCTCTCCAAGCGGAGAAACCATTATAGAAGGTGGAGAACTTAAAACAAAAGCAATAACGGCAGAAATGATAGATGTTGATGATATTTTTTCAAAGAATATAAATGCAACAGGAAAAATTACTGGCGTAGAGTTGCAAGGAGCAAAGGGAACTATTGGCGGATGGAAGATTGAACAGAACTCACTTAGCAGTCAAATTGACGAAGTATCTATTGCTTTGCAATCAGGTAGTAAAAAACTTATTTCTTGCTATGTTACAGGA